ATTTCATCGTTACTTGTAAGAAAACCAACTTCAACAGTTGCGTTACTTACTGGCAAGCGCAATATAAATGTTCCATCGTCAGTAAGCTCAACGTCTTCTTGTCCTCTGAAATCAAGCTCTCCTAAATCAACAGTGCATTCGTTTTCTGTATAACACTTTGGGCACACATATGAAAAATCATATTTGGCACCATATGCGTTCTTGCGCGCATTGATGATGATGGCATTTTTATCTCCAACTAATAAAGTGTTTACGTCAATTCTTTTATTTATAAGAACACTTTCAACAAGTTTATCAAGCATTATACCTTTTTCTAAAAAGCTTTGATTTAATAAAATGTCTTCCTCTCTTGTTGTCATGTACTTGACTTCGACAGTCTCTACATTGTGTAGCGCGTGGCCTTTTGGATAAAATCTGCCCCTTGACGGCAAGTCAACCAAGTCTGTAGGGGGCACATATATAGGTGCCGGCTGTTGTGCGCGGGGTGGCGCACTGGGCTTCTCATTCATTTTTTCTCCTGTTGTTGATTAGAAAGTATCAGATGTTCCCTCTAGCTGGGCTGCTAAATTGGTGGGGGAATCGCTCACTGGCTGGGCGCCGGTACTAGGCTTTCCAGTCAAAAACCTATTAAGCCGCGCAAAGTCATATGTTAGCGTCACGGTAGCATCAGTCAAATCATCACTCCCATAGTTCATATCACTAAATTTTAGATCGGTGACCATGGCGTTTATTAATTCCCACTCTTCATATACTTCACCTTCGGGAGTAATCATCTTTATTTTAACCGGACCGAGCCCATTTATTAAATTTCTTTTATCCAAATCTTTGGGATTGAACATGCTTGTCTCATCAGGGTTACTAAAGGCCAAGTGATTTAGTTTGTTCATCATTACCCCAGCAACTGTATTAAACATTTCTCTATCATATATTTCCCTGAGTGTGAAATTAACAGGATTCCACTTAAGGTCGATCGGATAATTAAATGTCCAGTTTAATAACTTATACGGCTGAGTTGAAACGGTATAAGAGGGGCGTGATACATTTGTGATATAGGCTGCATCAAAACCCTCAATTGACAAAATAAACCTAAACGCTTGCTGCAAAGAAGCATTTGCGTCTGTAACCGCACTACGCGGCAGGTTCTCGATATTAGGAGTGTCCTGAAATTTGACGCGTGGGTTTAAGGCTCTGTGGGCAAATGATTCTGTCATGCTATAGTAAATAGCAATAAACTAAATTTTAGCTGCCGCCAATCGTCACTAGATTTTGATTAACTTCCAAATCGGCCCAGTCGTAGACTAGAGTCAAGCTAATTCCCAAGAGATCCTCTGAGGAATAGTCAAGGTCGTCCCACTCAACTTTGCTTACCCAAGTGTTGTTAAGGGTCCACGTCTCAGCCGTTTCGCCCTCGCCATTTAAAACTTGAACGCGGACAGTGCCCAAGTTATTACTAACAAAGTTCTTCTTTGATGGCGAAATCTTGTAGTTGGTGTTGGCTGCTGACCATGTAGATGGTGCTCTATAGCCAGCCTTTTGAATAATGGCAAGCATTCCACTCGCAGCATCAAAATCAATTGGATCAACCAAAGTAACTGTAACGTTGTCCCAAGTCACTCTACCCGGGAATTTAAATTCATGGGCGATAAAATTATGCTTAGCCCCCTCAGATACAGTTAATTTTGGGCGGCCTGCAGTTTTAATAATCCAAGCCGGCAAATCACCCAACAAGAGAATATATTTAAATTTTCTTTTAGGCTCTAAACCTGCTGTCTGCCACGGTGGTAAATTAGTTGGCTGTGCCATTTAGTTTCTCTCCTTAGTCTTCAAACGCTGCACCAGTATTGGTGATCACAAAGTCTACTGCAATAAATTCAATAGCCCTTGCTGGCTTCAAGAAGATCTTCGCATACATGATGTTTTGATCAATCAAAGCCGGGGTTGTAGTACTCTTGTCAAGCACCAACTTGTAATCCGTAACTCCGAAACGTGCCTTCACATCTGCCAAGAAGGGCTCCGCTCTAGAGATAAACCTATCCCATGTCTCTTGAACATTTGGCTCAAACAGAATGTCCTTGGCAATGCGAGAGATGCCCTTCTTAACAAAGAGCAGAAGTCTACGAACATTGACTCTATCAAGCGCACTGCGAGTGACTTGCAGGGTCTTTTGACCGAATATTACAATTCCTTCATTCGGGAACGAAGCAATCGGGTTGATGTTGGCGTCATAAAGCCTATCCCTTTCTTTGCTGCTTAGTTTGTCCGTTACGTTAAATACCGGAAGGCCGGCAATACCAGAAGACAGGCCACCGCGGTTAAACCCAGCAGGGGCAAACCACGGCGCCTTTACTCTGTCGGTGTAAGACATGGCGCCTATGGCAGCTATAGACGGTGGCATATAAACCAGATCTCCCGTAAGGGTATCACGAATCTGGACATAGGGGTAATATGCACAACCGTAACTGGTGTTCAGGCCGCGATCTTTTAGATCGTTAATGGTGGTGTCAACAACCGGCAATACAACGCCGCCGATGCCCGGGACATTCGCACCTTCAGCGATAGGCTGAAAATCTCCCTCTAAGTCAATAATGGCTAGCGCGTCTGCACGGGCCTCACAAGTTTGCATAAGCAGCGTTGTGAGAGTAGGCTGAGTTAGATTGGGAATGGTTATTAAGTTGTATTCCACAAACTCAGGATCTTTGACGATATCAATACCCTCTTTAATCGTATTAAACGCATAATTGGTCTTTTCAGTCGCGGTCGAGGGCATGCCAGTATTGCGCAAAGGATCCATTTCAGTAATGTCCCAGCCGTCAAAGCCGCCATGGAAAAGAGTAGTAAAAGAGTTAACACTGATATTAGCATCCAACGTTGCAGCGACACCAGACACGGCAGTAATTGAAGTTCCGGCGCGGCGCCGGCCAACCTCATAAGCATAGTGATTATTAGCGGCCTCCCAATAAATGTCATCCAGTGTAAAAACGTATTGGTGCTCTAAGTGAGCATCCGTAGCTGAAATATCAAATGGGTCAAGTGGATCGCCGGGCGTCCTTACCAAGTCTAGAAGGTCTGTATTATACCTTGAATTGGTATCTGAAATACCAGTCCATACGCCCCAACTAGCCTGTGTGTACACGGGCAAATTGTCTTGGTCGGCGTTTTTCCTTAAACGAACTCTGGGGTGCTTGAATGTAAGCACGGTGCCAGTGCCGGCGCTTAAAAGGACGAAGTTACCCTCTATATCATATGAAACCGCATCTACAGGCTTTAAAGTGCCACTAAAATTAAGAACGCCACAAGTTTTATTACTGCCCACCGCAAACGCAGCGCCGCCCTTGCCAACTTGGAACGGAGATGTACTACCGGTTCCGGCATCGGTGATAGAGCCAAATGGTGCCGTATAAGCGTTTCCTGCAATAAGAGTGTTGGCCAACGAACTGGTCAAAATTTGTTTTGGTCCGTCGTCATCACCAATGTCATAATTGAAATCTCTATACTTTGTTGGGCCAAAAACACCATAAGGGAGCAAATCTTTGGGAGCTTGTGGGCTTTCCAAAGCGGGATTCATTACCACTCTAATATATTTAGATTTGTTGGGGAAAGCTCCTTGCTGTACGAGCCTTCTCTTAACGGTGTCAAAAGTATAAAACTCTGTGCCAATTTTGTTTCCAATAAAATCTGGAGAAGACGGGTCTAAATTACAATTGCTAAACCTTTCTATGATAACCATTGCCTTGTCGGTATCAGAAATACTTCTTAAAACAACATCAAAAGAACCATATTTAACATGCTTGTTTTCCGGCTTTCGAATATTTTCAATAGTTATTTTGGTATTGTTCTGGAGCCACTCGCCATGACCAAGAGCTATAAACTTGAATAATTTTGTCATATTGCGCGGATCATAATCGCCATGAGCTTCCACATCTTGACAGAAATACCAACCGGTTTGAGGGTCAGTGCAAGGACGACAACGGTCGCCATGTCGAACAGAAAAAGTGGTGCAGACGTCCGGTGTGCTATCATTTAAAGCTAAAATAACACCTATGTAAGAGCCTTGGCCGGGTGTTGCGTCTGCACAGGCGCCGGTGGGGACCGGGTTGTCATAGCCGGTAGTGATATAGTTTATACCGTCAGATAATTCGTTTGTGTAAGTTTCGCCAAGCCAATACCGCTCTGTATTATCACTAGGGGTGCTGGGAGTGATGGCTGCATTGGTCAGCGTTGGATTGGTATTAAAAACGTCGCGGATATAATTTTTATCCCCTTCAACCAAACTAAACGTG